CCTATATATCTTGAGCGTGATGAAAAAGGCTTTTACGGCATATTTAGAGAAGTTCTTGAAAGTCAGAAAGCTATTAACCAGGCATTAATTCAAATACAACTATTAGCCAACGTTAATAAAGTTTATATTAACAAAACAGCAGTTGATAGTGTCGAGGAATTTACTAAAGTATTTAATAGGGTTAATGCGATTATACCGATGAAAGATATTCACGGCGTTAAAATAGATAATCTAAATGGCGATGTAATAGCTCAATATACTATTATAGATAGGTCGCTACAAAGGATTAAAACTATCCTAAATCTAAACGATAGCTTCTTAGGTATGATGGGTTCATCAGCTTCTGGTCGCCAAATTAAGCTACAACAAAATATGACCGCAAGTGCCTTAAATTACATTACATCTAACATTGAGTATATGTATGAGTGCATAGGTATAAATATCCTAGATTTCGCTAAATTATTTTATAGAGCTTATAAGATGATAAGAATAGCCGACCAAAGATCTGGAGATAGGTTTATAGAGCTAAATAAGCCGTTCTTAATGCCTAATGAGGAGACTGGCAAAGAAGAAATAGTTATCAAGGATATAACATACGATGACCACGGCAATGCTACTATTATCCCTTGGATAGAAAAAGAAACTCAAATTGAGTTTTTGGAGTATGATATTGAAATAACCACAGCTAACTATAACGAAACGGACGATATAGAAAAACTACAGCTTGACCAGCTATTATCAGGACAAGCAGGTAATTTCTTGATGAATACCGACCCAGCTAGTTATGGTAAAGTAGTAGCTCTAAGTATGCGTGCAATGAAAACACGCAACAGCGAATACATAGCTGATATATTTGAGCAAGTGGCTAGCAAACTTGCGGGAGCTGAAACTAGGGACCCACGAGATGCTAATGGCGGTGCTGATGTAGGAGCAGGTGATATGGGTTCTATAATGTCAGCCATAGGTATGAGCAATGACGCCGCTCCAGACGGCTATAATAGACCACAAGAATAAGGATAAACAATGGCAGATAATTTAGCTTGGCTAGATAACTTAATAGCTAATGATACTAAAGTGCAACAAACACCAGCTACCACTAATACTGCTCCTACTACTAAGCAACCCGAAGTTAATTTAGATGGTATGACAGAAGCACCACCTCCACCAGGCGGATATAAAGACCCTAACGCTCCGCAACCTAAGAAAGAAAAAACGTTCTTTGAAGGTGTTAGGGATTTTGTAGCTGGTGCTAGTGATGTGTTTGCTTACCCTGTTAAGAAATTTTCGCAAGACCCAGTTAAGTTTGTTAGTGATGGTATATCTGGAGCGGCTGATGTAGCTATGGATTTACCTGCTACCGCTAAATATGTAGCGAATATTTACCAAGCTAATATAGGTATGCCAACAGCTGCCATAGTTAATAACTTGTTATCTAAGACTGGATTAGTTGATGACCACTCAAAAGAGATTAAAGAGGATATTAAAACTATACAAGCTAACATAAAGAAATATGACGAACGCCACAATACATTAGGTAAATATGGAAATGCAGACGCTGTAGAAAATATACTCCTTACATCTATACCACTTATGAGAAGCTACAAATCAGCCATAGCTTTAGAGGCTACATTAGGAGCAATGATGGGTGTAAAAGAAAATGCTTTGGACCCTAATCATAAAGGCCCTATTACAGATAGTATGTATGTGGATGCGGCACTAGGTGGTGCTGTAGGAGCTATTGGCACATTTGCTATTAATAGATTAGCCGCTAAATTAGGCGAGAATGCTATACCTGAAGGTATGGATAAAGATGTATTTAATTGGATGTTATCTAAGAAATTATCTCCTGAACAAGCGGCTGATATATTGAAAGATGTCCCTAAAAATGAGCAGGCATATAGAGCGGCGATGGCACTAGGAGATACTGGTAAGGGTGTTATGAAACAAGCCGCTTATTCTGATAACCTATCAAACCAACTAAATATGCTAGCTAGGGAGAGAGCTAATGATATAGCTAAGGTTGGTAATACTCTAAACGCCGATGAGCATTTAGCAGTAGCAGGTAAAAATTTCGATGAAATATCAAAGCTAATAAACACTTATGATTTACCTATAAATATGAAAGAAACATTTAAAGGAATAAGAAATATAGCAGATGTTAAAGGTGAGACTGCAAGCCCGGCAATGAACGAATTAGCTAGAATACGAAAACAATGGACTGAAAATGGCGAAGATGTCCAACTAGCTGATGTTTTAGAAGTGCGTAAAAAAGTAAATGCCTTAATGCGAGATGCAGACGGAGCGGATAAAGTAAAATTGAATGAAGTTAAGGACGCTATAGATAACACTATAGCGTCATCAAAAGTCCCAGAAGCGGTTAAAAACGCATTTAATAAAGCTAATCTCGATTACGCAACAGCCGTTAAGAATAAAGAATTAGCGGAGATTGTAAATAAAAACATAGATAGCCACGGTCTTATGGATTATAAAAAGTATATGAAAGACCTAGAGGAGTCAGGCATTAAAACAGAGCAAGCTAGAGCTACCGCTAAATTAGCCGAAGAATACGCCAATAAATATAAAAATGACAAGATGTTCATAGGTTCTAAAGGTTCAGATAGGTGGAGAAGTGTTATGGGACTTCTTGGATTAGCTAGCACATATGCCCAGCAAGCAGTTATTAGATGGGGTGAATACGGATTAAATAATAAAGTGCAAGCTAAGGTTACTAAATACCTTAAAAACTCTAAAACAATGTATGAAGCTTTATCTAAAATAACCACAGATTATAAAATCCCTGAGGAGATTAGAGGTAAGTTCGAGGCTGAAATGCTTAAAATAGATAAGTCAGAACTTAGCCCGATAGAAAAAGGTATAGCTCGCCAAGACTTAGCTAAAGCTAAGATAGAAGGTGAAAACCTAAGCAGAGAATTAGAGAAAATTAATCTACGGGTAAATAAAGCTAAGACCCAAGTTTTATCAGATAAAATAGCTTTAGATAACGCCAAAGTAAAAAATGTAACTGACGATAGGTTAGAACTACTAAAACAAAGGTTAAAAAATAGCGAGGACGCTTACAATATGCTATACAAAGACCGTTTAAGGATTGAGAGTAGAATAGGTAAAAATGCAGATACGCAGGCTAATTATAGAAAACTATCGGAGTAGCAGGAGTTAAATCTCCTGCTTTATGTAGGTAGAATTGTTAAAGTCCTCTTTCTTGCTTACTTTATTATACACTTGCTCGCTTATAGCTTTTTTAACTAGAATATGATTAACTAAATTAGTATTAGAGCCATTTATATTAACTATTCTGTCGCGTCTTTGTATAAACTTAGCTCCGCTATAATCAGAGCTTAAGATTATGAAATGTTTTAAATCAGATAAATCTACACCCTCAGCGTGTGCGTTTGAGCTATATATGCGTGCATTTTTAAAATGTTTCTTTAATAAATTACGCTCGCCTATAAAGTGGCACATAATACCTACATCTTTAGTATCTCCAAAAGTTTTCTTTATATAGTCGATTTTTTCAGTATTGCCTAGCTCTATATAATCATCACCTATTTTTAAAATACCACTCTCAACCATATGCAAGCTTGTGCGTAACTTCATCGTGCTATCGCATACAATATCTAGTCCGCTATTAGCTCCGTTATAATAGCTAAAATCGCTTATTACTTTAACGTTTTGCAGTCGATTATAAAAATCTCGTGTATAATTATCTAGCTCAACATAATGCAATTTATCAACGCTTTGAACTTCGCTTGAAATACCTGCGTCCTCTTGGGTCATATATACAGTAAAGGCATTTATCTCTTTCATCAAACGCTTGGTATCACACCTATCATATTGAGCTATTTCTCTACCATTAACTTTGATATAATATGGTATTCCATAAAATCTAAAGAAATCGTAAAAGTTTGAGAACTTAAATGGGTTAAACTTAGATATAGCCATTTGATGATAGATAGTGTTAGGGCTTTCAACTATAGCTGTCCCACTTAGATGTATATGCGGTAAATCCCAGCACACTTTTCTTATAACCTTAGTTCTTTGTGATGGCTTACCTAAAGTCCCTAAGTTATGGCTCTCGTCTATTATAGCTAGTTGGTAATCACTAGGATTTACCTTTAGATAAAATCTACCTGCTTGCATTTTACCTAATTGCTCATAATTTATGACGTGGTATTTCTTAGTTAGTCCTAGCTCTTTATCTGCTAAGAATTTATCCCACCCAGAAATGGCCGCCTTTTTAGTTATAACTAAAACATTATTAACTTTTTGGCTTTTCTCAGCTATAAGTAGTGATGTTAAAGTTTTACCACTGCGAGGCTTACCAGCTAGATATACATATCCAACTTGCTTAAGTATATCCCAGCACTCCTCTGCTTTATCAATTTGGTGTTTATAAGGTTTCATAATTTCTCCAATAATTCAATGCAAAAATTATAGCTATCGGTAGCTATATCCTCATCTCCATCGAAATGCTTATTTATTAAATCCATACAATCCTTTTCGATTTTATCCCAAAAGTTTGTAAGTGTTTTAGATAAAGGTCTCCCTCTTCTTTCATTACGTGCAAAGTTGAGGTATAACATATTAAGCCCTAGAACCGATAATTCTACTGAATAATTGCTAGTTGAAAAAGCTATCGTATAGCTAACCTTCTCCAACTTTTTCATAATCTTAGATTTAACGCACGTATATATTGGCAATAAAGCCCTTATTTCAGTTTCTATCTTAGCTAATGTGGCTGTGTCCTGCTCTGATAGAAAAGTGCCGCCCTCTTTATCCATCTCAAGAAGTCCAAGGACGTAAGCTATAATTATTACGTCCTTGATTTCTCCACCACTAATAGTTCCGTTACTCATAGGTCAAACAAACTTTCTATTATGGCGAAAATAACATCTATAACTACTAATGCTATACATACCATTAAAACTATACCAAATATGTGTAACATTATAGCCAACCTATTAGAATTGAAATTATTAATTGTGTCATTTTAATCCTCCTATAACATTAAATTAATATTCTCTACTACAGCCTTAACGGCATCTAAATCCCAGCTAACTATAGCTATACCACCAGCTTCTTTAATTTTCTTTATGTTATATTCTTGCAATTCTGAAACGTTAGTTTTAGTTTCAGGTCTTTTTACTTCTATAGCTAAGAAAATACCACGATAGCAAGCTAGTATATCAGGAGTGCCAGATTTATTACTGGCTACTACCTTAACTACGTAAGCACCTACACTTTCAAGATATTTAATTATCTTGCGTTGGATATCCTGCTCTTTCATTAGTCTATATCCTCGATAGTTTTATCGTCCCTAACACCTACAAATGTAGGCTGGATATATGTAGCTAAAAGCTGTTCGTATTCTACCTCGATAACTTTACCGATAAAATAATCAGGGTTTTGCATACGCTCGTAGTCGCTTAAACCGCTACCAACTTGGACAACTCTACCACTTCTGTCTTTTAGAACTAGGCTACCTATCATACCAGAATATTTACCTGTGCCTTCTGTAACATCTATACAATGTAGGTCGGCTGTAGGTCTAAACTTAATTTTAATAGCTGTATTTAACCGTTTCCCAGGCTCATAAGTGTGGTTCATCTGCTTGCAGTAAATACCCTCAAACCCGTTCTTAACTACTGAATGGGCTAAATCTTTAGCTTGCTCGATAGTTAAGTCCCAACCGATAACACTAGCAGTGGTCATACCTCTCGGTAATTCTAACTCCTCGTCCATAAGTCTTATTCTATCGCTGTAAGCCCAATCCATAACAGAGCCGTTAAAGTGTAGGATATCAAATACCATAAACTTATAAGTTCCAACGCAAGGTATATTTTTCTCAAAATTACTCCTTAGATTACCAGTGCTACATCTAACACGGCTACCTAGTTTGCCATCAGTGTCGGCTATATATTCGCACTCTATAATAAAATCATCGGGATTATTTTCGCAAAGATAATCAGCTATTTTGGGTATATAGAACTGCTTACCACCAGAAGTCCAGAACTGAACTTCTCTATTAAACTTATGTATCTGAACATAGTTACCATCGTATTTAGTTGTAGCTATCCATTTATTTGGTGCTAACTTACTTGGTGCTACGTTAGCTATATCTTTTCCCTTACATTGCTCAATCATTGGCATCGTCAAATCCTCCTCTATTTATTTCTGTAGCTAGTGTTATCTGCCTCATAAACTCCAACACTTCTGTAGGTTTAACTAAGCTATAATCATTAAACACGCAAAACAAAACACGCATAGCGTCCTCAAATTTTTCGTCCTCTATAGGTAAATCTCCGACGCGTATATAGCCCCATTGTTTAGGTTCATACCCAGGATAAGACTTTGTTATATTAACATAGTTATCACTTTTAAATAGCCCTCGACCAGTAATTAGCTTGTATTGGTAATTATTTTTCATTATTATTCTCCTGTCCTAAGCAAAGTTTTATTTTCTCTTGTCCGAAATGCGTAGCTATAATTTCGCTTAACGTTACTAAAGTTATATTACATATTTCAGCACATAAAGCTAACGATTTTAAAGCGTTATAAAACGCTTGATTGTGCATTTCGTTATAATCTAGCTTTATAATAATAGCTCCGATTTCAATACTATCGACCGAAGCACGGACTACAGCGGTTGTCTTTTCGCTAAACATTGAGTTTATTAATTCAACTCCATACTTAACCTTACTCATTGCTCGACCTTGTTATAAGTAACTTCATCAAACCACTCTTTTAACCTAGATATTAAACTATCAGCAGGCACCTCATAATCGTTTAATATAGAGGCTAATACTTGAGTTAGAAATCCCATAGATTTACCAGTGTCTGTATCCTCATAAGCCTTGGCTAGTATTTTACCTACATATTTTTCATTTTCATCATATTCATCTATTATAACCAAATTATGGGATTTAATAGTCTCTGAACCAGGTCTAAATAGTGTAAAAACAGCATAACTCATTTTTAAGCCTCCTCGAAATAGACTTTATCAAACCAATCCGCTAAATAGCTCATCAATTCTAGTCTTTGTATTTTGTGCTTGTCTATAATATTTAATAAAATATTTAGGACACAAAACGCTAACTTACTATTTTGGGCTTCATTATTAAGCAAAGCTACAATGTTACCATTGTGAGTAGTGCCCTCAAGCTCTTTAAATATAACTTTAGTATTATCAAAAGCTTGGCTTATGCCGTGTTCGTATTGAACATCTACAATATAAGTAACCATCACAACTCCTTTGGCATTACTGCTATATAATCTATCTCGGTGCCAACTTTATTGTCCATCATTTCTACTGGCAAATTATCACTACTAGCTTGTTGGCATAAATCTACTATACTAGCAGCCTTTGCTGGCAATATTCTATTACCGAACATTAGCTTCCATTGAAATTTCTTTACACCAAAATGTTCATAGTAAATAACTCCAGATGTTTTAGATGGGTCTAAAATAAAATAATACTTCACTTCAGGTGTTTTGTTAGTAAATTTCATTTTATATCCTTTCTACTTATGAACCCTACTGCAAAACCAGCCATTATCACGTTTATGCACTCTATACCCTTTAGCTTCCCAAGCTGCTACAATATCTGCTTCTGTAGGATTATCGAATATTTTATCCAGCTCCATACGCTCAATTTCTGTAAGCTCAGCTTTCATTTTAGGCACTTCGTTGCGTTGTAAAAACTTTTGGTATAACTTCTCGTAATTAGCGTCAGTGGATTTAATAAAAGTCCCAGCTTCATTTAAGAAACCTTTTCGGTCTTTAATATCATTATATGCTACCTCAGCACACTCAGCTATATCAGAACCTACTAACTTAGCTATATTAACCAAGACCACGAAACAATCGCCAATATCATCTCGGCAATCTTTACCCTTAGCTATATTGTCTGCTAGTTCGCCCATCTCACTCATTAGTTTAAGGCATTGAGTGCTAGCTTTAGAATTAGCTAATATACCTCTATCTGCTGCCCATTGCTCTATTTTAGTTTGTAGTTCATTTAAATTAGGCATTTTCGTTCTCCCCGTCTAGTTTTAATTCTGCTTTAAGGCTTGCTTCACTGTATGGGTGAATAGTTACGCCATAAAGTTTGTAGATAAGTTTAGCTTGTTTAAGGCTAATATTGTATCTACTAGATTTATAAGTAGAAATCATAGAGGCTGATACCCTCAAATGTTTAGAGATTTCTACACCTGTCATACCCTGGTTTTCAAGGTCTTCGATGTAACTTTGGATAGTTATAACTTTATCCATTTCTGCTCCTTTGAATTGTTTTTTAATTAAATTTTCTCTTTAATTACGTTTATTATAACGTAAATTTACTTAACTTTAACTTAATTTAATATTAAAGTTTTCTTAATAGCATTGCGTGCTAAGCGATTTTAATCTTTACTCGATGAATTACATTAACTAAAAATTTAAATCGCTCTACGCTCACGCATTGCACGATTTTTAACGTTTATAGACTGCAAGCTTACGCTCAAACAAATCTATATCATCAACCGCACGGCTAAATATACTCCGCATTGTTATAGAGTTATTACCCAGCTCTATTTCATTGCCTGCATATTGTTTAACCTGCATTGTATCTGCTAGTTTAACTATTAAACTCTCAACGCTGGTGCGTTGCTCATATTCTCTGTAAAGCTCATAAATAAAACTAGGGAAGTTCTGAAACATAACCTCCTTTTCAGCATTAGATACAGCTTCAACTAAATCTGGGCACATTGTTTTAGTGCTTAAGGTTATATCGCCTATAAAACTCTCTGCAAAGTCGTGGATTATAGCCATCTGAACTGCTTTGTTTAAATCGAACTTATAATCATTATACAACTCCATCACATAGGTAGCCACAAAGAAACTATGTTCAGCCACCGTTTCGTTAGTTATTCTTGGCGTTATTGAGTAACGCTGAATAAATTTTAAATTATATACCTTTTGTGGTATAGTAAAACATTCGTTCATTCTATATCCTTATCTGCAATGTAGCCAACATTATCCATATCTATTAAAATATCCCA